GACAAGGGGATTAGTTTCACGGAAACTAACTATTTTTGTGCCTCTTGCTTGAGCACTGCTGCAAGCTGTGGGTCTTGCTCTAATATTATCATTTGTTGAGTGAGATTGCCCGTTTTCCAGGGATTAGCCTGACCTGTACCAGCATTAGATGTTGGGCTTGGTTTTGCACCCATCCCAGCAGCAGAACTTGGTTTGAAATGATGCTCCCAACCACTACCAGGGTTTTTGAGACTACTGAGATAAGTATTAAGATCCTGTTCTACCCCACCATTAAGAACAACTACTTTACCTTCAGTATTCTTTTGTAACTTTCCCTGTAATAATGACAAGGTTTGTTCTGCATTGATCGCTCCAAGATTACTTATAGCTGCAAGTGCTGTTGTCTTTGTAGAAGCAACTTCATTAGAAGTTTTCATCTCCTCCAGCTGCTGAGATAAATTCATTATCTGCTGTTCTTTTTCCTGTGCAGTTTTATTTGCTTCCTCCCAAAGAGTTTTCCATTGACCTTGATCTTCTAATTCTTTGGTTCGTTTTTCTTCTCTCTGTTTGTAAACTTCATCCAATTTACCCTTGATTCCTTGAAACTTCTCTTGTGCTTCAGCAGCTTCTTTTCGTGCAGCAGCTACCTGTGACTCATATTCTGCTTTGATAGCATCTAAGTTTGGGGCTTGTGGTTGTGAAGGAGTTTCAGCCACGGGCTGTTCAGCATTGGTCACAGACTCAGGCTGAATTACTTTTTCTTCGATTGCCATAAATTAATTTTCAGTAGGTGTTTCAGTTACAACTTTTGCTTTAGCTGGTTTCTTTGCAGATTTTTTTGATTTTTCTCTTACTGCTTCAGAAACATGCTCAACAAGCTCCCATTTATAAGATCCATCAGATTGAAGAACCTTATCTAAAGATTTACTCATGATAATTATTATACTTGTATATTATCTTAGCAGATTATTCAGATTTGACCTCATTTGCTGTCGGTAATACCTCACCTTGTACCAATATATCTCGGAACTCTTCTCTATCTATTACCTGTTGGTCAAACAACGAGGTTAAAGCGGTAATATCTTGTCCAATCAATCTTTCAATATCAAAATCTCTACTAATCTTTACTTCGGGTGGTTCGATACCTACATATTCAGCAGATAAATTAAACGCTTTCTGTAACTTTTGCTCTAATTCCATAGAAACCATAGCAAGCATAGAATTAGTATCTACACGATCCAACCTCCTTGCATCAGCAGATTCCGCTACAAACTTTTGCTGTGACAAAGTGCTAATACCAAGTGTTGCCATTTGCATTTGTAATTCCTTAATTTCAGCAGATTGAGCATCAAAAGCACTACTAGCTGGTTCTACATAGTAAACTTTATTGCCAGGTTGAGTTGCCATCGCATAATTAACAGAGATAGCTAAATCTTTAGTCTGATCGTCATAACCTTCCATCACTAGCATAGGTTGAGATGCAACGTGCAAACTATGAATCAGATCTGCCTGTCTTTGAAAATGTGCAAGATTAAGATATGCAATATCAAGTAAAGGTGGTTTACTAACTAAATTCTCTGTTTTTCCTGAGTAAATAGTGACTAAAGGTATTTCACCAAGAGAAAAACTACCTGATTCGACTTGTTTGTAATCTTTATTGGTAGTTGCTACTTCAAATTCACCGACAGAACTACCATCAGCAACGTCATACATTTCTTCTATCTGTTCTTTTTTACGAAACACTCTATATCTACCAGGTTCAATTACTCTTATCTGATCGAATACTTTTTCACCAAACTGACCACTCGGTAACACTGCTTTCTCAGCTAGTCTCACCTGTATCAAGTTGCCATAATTAGATTCGCGATCCAATCGCCAGCCATACAAATTAGTGGGGTCTACTTCAATCCAATATGGTCTACGATTTTGTTCTCTTTCTTCTGCAAGACTAACCGCACCAGATGGTGCAGGGTAATCAACAAGGATATGACTTTGACCATAAGTTAATGAACACATCAATATCCTTCTTGCATATTCATCTAAATCTGATTTGCAACCATCAACATCCATCTTGAACATTTCTGTCCAATAAGGATCTCCAGTTAATGTTATAGGTTTGCGGAGAACTAAACCTGTTGCTGCTCTTATTAATCTCTGCGTAAAAGGACTAAATACTGCTCTATTGACTCTTGCAAGGTAAGCATCATAATCTTCTCTCGGTTCTAATGGTAAAAATGCTTCACTATTAGTTCTTAAATAATCTGTACCTTCAGTAACAGCCTTCATTATTTCCCAACCTTTCATCATATCCAAAACTGCTCTAGTTTTGGTAAAAGGACTATCTTCACCTCCCGCAGAAGTAGAAGAAATAATATTGGTTCGTATTGGGCCTGGAATTGAATAAGTCATTTCAACATCTCCATCGTTTTAATGCTAACGCTTTTCTAGTAGGTCTACCTTTTTTATCTTTTAATGGCCCTGGCATGCCCGACATTCTTGCACAAAAACTTTTTCTTCTTGCTGCTCTTTTACCTGTCGGATTCTTTTCTGTTACTGGTGCTTGTAAATTACTTCCTGTAGCTCTGTTATATTTTCTGCGTCCTTTAGCAGTCAGCCCACCTTTCCTAGACTTTTCTCCTCTTCCAATTGATAAACTGACTCCTTTTTTACGTGGCATTATTTTCCTACTTTAGCTTGTGCCTTTTTATGGGCTTGAGTAAAAGTATCTCCTGCTCTCATACGTCTTTTCATAAACTCCATGTGCTTATCGCTATGGTGTTCTGAATGTTCCTTTAGTTTGTTTTTTTGACGAGTAGTTAATTTCATTTCTTTTTCCTCTTTTTTTTCTTTGAACGTAGTTTTTTAAGATCAGCAGCCGTGATCTTATCTCTCGGTGGAGCAACCGCAGCAAGTTTACGTTGCTTCGATGAGTAAGATCCTTTAGGCATTAGGCAGCATTGGTGATAGCACCAGAAGAAATAAAGCTAACACTTACAGTTTCAAGGTCACCTGTTGTTGCAGATAGACTTGTTCCTGTGACAATCCCACTAAAACTTACTTTCTTAGTGCCAGAAGTATCTAAAAATAATTCAAATTGTGCATCGCCAGCATCTTCTGTAGTTAAAACATCTGCTAATAAGTTTGCAGTCTCATTACCACTAGCTGCTGTATA